CTTCGTTGAACACAGGTGAGTACTTTATATCCACATACTTAGCCTTTAACTTATCATAAGGTATGGGACAATGATCTGAGTCTACCAGAATCCTAAGAAAGGTAAAGTAGTTAGGGTCATTGATAGCCTCTAAATTTCTCTCAAGATCATGAACTGGGTACAGGAGATGTCTTGGCCCTGAGTCCACCAACTTATACTCTACGCTGCCATCATCTAAAATAGCATAGAAGTTATCCTTAAAACACTCTCCGTAATTAGTAGTGTAGGGTGTTCCCAAGCAAACTACCTTTGAATGAGGCTCCCGTAATCCTCCTCGTCGCTCACAAAAACCATGAATATGGCCCAAATAAGTAGTAGAGTTAAAATTAGAAAGAGTAAGGCTAAAGTCAGCATCACCAGCGGAATTAAGACAACCGATATAACCAAAATGGCCGAATACCGTATAGCCCGAAGGAACCATTTCCAAGGCATCAATAATAGTTTTTTCATTTTCATAATGAGGTATAAATACCCTTCTGTTCTCGTCATCAACGTAAGTATGTTCAATTATCTTCACACCTTCGTCTTCAAAAAGACTTAATGCAGTTATACCATCGTCTGCTTTGGTCTCGCTATCATGATTTCCTCTAATCACATAGATATTTTTAGAGTCAGACATACCATCTAAGATAGCCTTAAAGGTTAGAAGCTCTTTTGGAGAGGGCTTCCTGTACATGAAGACATCACCCATTATAATAACGTCATCTGGAGTCTCTTTTGAATATATTCCAGAAATACATTTGAGCTGTGCGTCTAGTAGTCCCCCTATTCTGGAGTTAAGATGAAGATCCGTTATAACAAGTGTTCGCAAAGCGCACCCCAGCTCTCAGGAAACAAAGAGAATAATATATTACTAATAGCCTCCGCATACTCTCTCGTCTCTAGTTGTGTATGAGAATCAATTCTAAGCTTGTATAAATGAAACCATGCCAAGAGAGTCCCAGTCCAAACAATCGTCGTGTACATAGACTGTGGCAGAACCATACGGGCCATCTCAGGAGCAACATCCATTTTCAGCAAATTATTATACTGATCTATGCAAGAATTACAAAAAGATTTATATTCAATATCTTTTTCGGGTATTAGACCATCGCCACTACCTTGTTTTATGGAATCTTTTGGCTTAGATCTCCATGTCTCAGGGGTATAGAATGTAGGTTTTTGAGTAATATACCTCCTACTTACTTCAGACATAGACATTCCAACCTGATGCTTCCCTAATTGTCTTAATACAAATATAGGAACTTTAAGCCTGAGGGTTACTGAAGGGTGTCTAAAGGGGAGTAAGTGTTTATTCTTTGCCAAATAATTTATAAGACCCACATCCCTCTTTGAATTAAATACATCGTGATGATTACTAAAGGATGCCCTTGCTGCATTAACCACAAGAAGATCATCTCCCCCGTGAGACAGGTAATGGGTCCAGCCCTTATCCAAACAAGAAATTTTCATTTACTATCCATATATTTCATTACATCCCCTATGTTCTGGGGTACTCCCTCTTTATTAAAGTCTACCTCGACCCCATCCCCAAAAGAAAAGCCAACCTCTGCATCAATTTTTAGAGGTACATCAAAATTAATGTTAAAAGTATCCTTGATAAAAGGGTAGTTAACCATCTCATCATAAATAATTTCTAAACAATCGGACAAACTATCTTTGTGACAAATAACCTCTAAACTATCGTGAACCGTAGCTACGAGATGAGCATTTATATTCTCTTCGTTAAACCGTCTATAAGTGCCTAGAAGCCCACATAAAAGAATATCAGAGGCAGTAGATTGGATAGTAAAATTAAGACCTTGACGTAGGGATCTGTTCTGTACTGAAAAATCTTTTGATCTAATGTCAGGTAGGTTCCTTCTCCTATGAAATATGGTATAGGCATACTCATTTGTTTTGATAAAATTATTAACGAAATCCATGTAAGAAAAGATCCCAGGATATACGTTCTTAAAGTTATTAATAATTTTCTTAGCTCTAGATAAGGATATGCCCGTTACCTCTGCCAAATTAAAAGCACCACCCCCGTAGACAATAAGGAAGGATACAGTTTTTGCAATTTGTCTCTCATCTTTAGTAATATTCTCTTTGTTAAATAGGAGTTTGGCAGTATATGTGTGCAGATCTACGCCCTCATTAAAAGCTTTCTGCATGTTACCTTCTTTGGCAATGTGGGCTAGAACACGAAGCTCCATAGCAGAGTAATCCACAGTAACAAAGCAATGGTCCTTGGGACATGTGAACAGGCTTCTAATGTTATTGTCTTTATCTCTGGGTAACGTATGAAAAGACACCCCCATAGGCTTCTGAGCAGTGTAGGCAGCGCATGACAAGCGACCTGTGGATGTTCCATCAAACCTGTAGTCCACATACACTCTTGGCGTTTCGTTGTACTCAATAGCCTTCCTCGTACCTACCACATAAGTCTTCTCTAACTTTTGCGATTTACGGAGGGATAGTAACCCCTTCAAAAACCCTTGAAGATTCCTAAGTTCCCCCGTACTCTTCTCCTTCAACACTGATAAGCTTATCTTCTTACCTTCATCCCTGTAGTTCCATTTACCCACGGCTTTCTAGCTCCTCTTCTACTTGGGACAATAATAATTTAAGAGTGGGTGCGGACACAGAAGGCTTACCCTTCGGAGTTCTATCAGGGGGGTACACCTCAAAAGACCCCTCCCTTGTGTATAGTATATCAATAAGATCTTTATTAGATGCCATATTATCGGACGTACTAACTTGGTCAAAGGTATAAAGGTTATCCTCCTCTTCTATATTTGAAGAGGATAGTTGCCTTGCCACAGATCCTAACCTGCCCTCGCTTACATGCATCCCATTAAACTCCATCTCAGAAAACGGAGTCAGGGCTGGCATTATTAATTCGGACGTAATCTTACCCATCCCTAGGTCCTTAATCTTATCTTCAATAAGATTAAAAAGTTTCAAAGTAAAGTAAGTATCCATAGCGTTACCTTCGCAACAATCAGAGAGTGACATCTCCGACCATTTGAAAGTTTTCGGGTTACTTATAGTAAGCATTAAAGGTTTTCCAATTCATTCGAGAAATAAAGCTTAACCAAGTCCATCAAGGACTTTGGTGCCGTCTCATTGATAAAGTGGTGCATAATCTTAGTGTCCCACACACACTCTACATTTATCCCATGATTCAGCAAAAACTTAAGATCAAACTTGGCGTTGTGGAATACTTTTTTATTATAGGGGTTCTCTAAAATTATTTTAACCCACTTCCGCATTGTTTTAGAATCTTCCTCGCCCTCCTTGAAGGGACTGTCCTTGTGATCCCAAGGGATTACCCAAGTACCATCCTCAGAGGATATGGATATGCTCATTATCTTATCTCGAAGAAAATTAAGACCTGTAGTTTCTAAGTCCACGGCCAAAGTTTCCTTACACTGTTTAAGCTTCTCTCCCAAGGAGACTACTTCTTCAGGAGTTGTAAGTACCTCATAAGAGAAATCACCTGAACCTGTGTTGCCTAGAATATACTTATCATACGCATTTTTAATATCCGTCTCAAACAAATATGAGTGTCGAGGTTCTTTTATCACAGCGTATGGGTGAAAGATGGGGACAACGGTACACTCATGCCCAGAATTGGTGGAGTATGGGAAAGAGCTACCTCGCTTACTTGTTATTCCACTTTTCTTAATGAGCATTTTCATTGACAAATTCCCACAAGTAAAAACTAACTTGGGTTTAACCTTATCAATAGTAGCGTCTAAATGCTCACGACACAACTTCATGTTTACTGGTGTCATATCGCCCTCTTTGACGGAGGGACATTTAACAGATGCAGCAAACTGAGCGTCTTCTGGGTAGTGCTTTAGAAGTAGATTCATTTCCTTTTTAGAAAAGGGTATAAGCTTCCCAAACTTATACTTCAGGGAATCAGATAGAAATAGGACTGGTCCTTCTCTAAGTTTTTCGTAATCTAAGTAAGAATGTTCAGGCTTGCTTTCCTTTAGGATGGAACATCCTTCACAAAGAGAATTGGAGCAGGAGGGATTTAAGCCGCTATACAGGTTTTCTAGTTCTTGCATTAGTCTATTATAAGTTATGGTTAAGAAGGTTTATTACATAGATAACGACAGGTTTGAAGAAATCATTCCCCTCTATCTTCAAAATACTAAAGAGTATGAAGATGAGTTAATGGAACTTTTCGATCTACTCATCACTAATATTATAGAGAGCTTTAAGTTTAATATAAATAAAGAAGATGCAAAGCAAGAATGTTTTTTGCTGATCTTGAAGACCTTGAAAAATTTCCAACCCTCCAAAGGCAGCGCGTTTAATTACTTCACAACCGTTATCGTAAATAACCTAAAGCTTCTGTACACTAAAAACAAAAAGTACGAAAAAAAGATAAGTGACTATCAAGAGCTAAAAGGTTCTCACAAACCAAGCTCTTGATACACGCAGGATAAATAATCCTCCGACTCAATCCCTGATCTTTTAAACTGCACCAAGTGAGGCACTTGGGTTGTCTTAAAAATAACAAATGCATGAGGCATTTTAAAGCTATCCACAATATAAAGGGGAACGCTCTTTTCGGAGGGGGTACTATTTTTAATTGCCTTGAGAAGAGTTTTAGATCCTTCGTCCCAAGTAGATAAAAACAAGATACCCAACCGCTGCCTATGCTTCCTCTGTTTTCTTAAGATCTTATTGAGTTCATTCTCTGTCTTAAGAAAAATTGGAGTAAAGTTCATTACTCTACAATCTCAATGTTTTCTTTCGCGGCCTCTTCGTCCACCCCAATAAGCTTACCTTCTTCGTCGAAGTTAAACCCTGAGGCTTCGTAGTCATCCCTGTTCTCCTCCATATGCTGGACGAGATTTGAGGTTAGCTGCTCTTCTAAGGCTCGAATCCCATTAAAAAATATAGACCTCACGAACTCATTCATACCGAGGTCAGTGGGTTTTACCGTGTTGGCGAAGTTGCGAAAGGCTTCTGCTTCTTCTTGGTTTAATTTTAACTGAAATTTCATCCTGTTCTTACTCCTATACTCTGTTTTTATGTTCCAACCTTCGGGACGGAACTCATAATTTAAGGTCTGTGGTTTTTCCATTTGTCTATTATAGCTCAGGAGACGAAAAAAAATGAAGGATAATTACGATTTAACTAATCTTCGCAAGAAGCCAAAAAGAAAGAACAGCCGTACCAAAGGCAGCACCTTCGAGAGGCAGATAGCGAAGACATTCAATGATAGATTCAAGACCAAGGAATTTTCAAGAAGTCCTGGATCTGGGGCTTTTGCCACAACCCACTCACTACCTGAATACTTAAAAATATATGGTGATCTAATAACACCTAAGAACTTTAAATACTGCATTGAATGTAAAAAAGGATACAATAATATAAACCTTTATAGCTTATACAATTATAGTTCAGACATCTGGAAATTTATAGAACAATGTGAGAAAGATTCTAAGAAATGTGACAAAATACCGATGGTGATTTTTAAGCAAGACAGGCAACCAACGCTAGCTATCGTACCCCAAGAGGTGATATTCACTGAGGCAGAAAAGTACATAGAAATACACAAAAATAAAACATATAAAGTTTATTTATTTGAAGAAATTCTAAAAGATTGGGACTCTATGTGGTTTTATCCATGAGTTTCTCTAAGAGGATTTGTTGTCCTCGTAAGAAAGCAATCAGCAAGCTTTCTTCCTTAGGTTCTCCCCACTTCTTTCCCAGCTCTTTAGCAGCTGCCCTAACTTGATAAAGGTCTTTATCTTTCTCTTCCTGAGACAGTTCAGCGTAAGGTACAAACAATTCAGGGTTCTTCTTTTTCTTCCTCCTGTTTCTCTTCATCCAAGCCTTATGAACAGCTTCAGCAGCCTCCTCCTCGGTTCCTGCGACTTCTACTATTTCCACAGCCGCTTTTGCAGCATTTGTGTTTTCCTTTTGAGCATCCTTGGGCAGATCCTTAAAATTAGTATTTAAAATATCTACCTGTGGACCCTCATCTCCCCAGCCGTCCTCGGGTTCATTTTCCTTAGCCCATTTCTTATCTGTAGTTGGTTTGAAACGGTCCTCATCATTGGGATTTTCTTCTCTAAACTTCTCTGCCCATTTTTCATGAAAAGATGGACCCAGAGTTTTAATAGCCTCCTCCCTCGCTTTCTTAGCTTCCCTATCCGCTGCCGCTTTTTTCTTCAACTGTTCTGGAGTCAATTCCCTCACTTTCTTCAGTTCAGCTGCCGCTGCGTCCCTCTCTGCCTTCGCTTTCTTCACTCGCTCCTCCTTAGCGGCCTCCGCCCTTTCCACCCGCTTTTCCTCAGTGGCCTCCGCCTTATCCGCTGCTGCCCTATTCTTAACTGCCTTAGCCTCAGCTGCCTTAACTGCCTCCTCAGCCTTAGTCGCTGCTGCCCTAGCCATCTCCGCTGCATTCTTCGCTACCTCTTTATTCTTTTTAGTTGCTTGCTTTGCCTCAGTTTCCGCATTCGTAGCCCTAGTCCTAGCTGCCGTCCTTGCCTTCTTTGCCTTCTTTACCTCCTCTTCAGCTCTCGTAGCCTTTGCGTCCTCCTTACCTGCCTTAGCTTTCTCTGTCTCAACCCTAGCTTCCTCTTTCTTCACTTTCTCCTCCGCTTTCTTATTCTTCGAAAAGGCAGCTCTTAGGGGTTCCCTATCCTCTTTCTCCTGCGCCACAAGCTCCTTTCTCCTCGCCGCTTCCTCCTTCGCTCTCTTCTCCAGATCAGCGTACTTCTTTGTAAATTCGGCAGGAGTAAGATTCTTCTTATCCTCTTTCTTTTGCGCTTCCGCCCTTTTCTTAGCTTCTCCCTGTCTCCCCTCTTCGGCGGTATCTCTATCAGAAATTAGTTTGTATAGAGTTTCTGAAGAACCAGTCTGGACTTTAGTGTTACCACGATCCCTCTTTATCAATGCTCTTTGGTCATCCCCCTGATTCACATAAATAGCGCTTCCTCCTTGGTGTACAAATGTTGCTGTTTGAACATTGCGTATAACTTCTGCATTTCTAGCTCCCGCATAGTGTCTGTTGTGCGTCAAGTCTCTTTTTTCATTAATAACATCCTGATGTGCCAGTGCCCCTAGTGCATACATTACTTGGGCATAGCTTTTAGCATCACCAGTAAGAGTACCGTCTTTGTTCCTCTCCTTGCTTGCCATAAGTACTTGTTTCACACCGCTGTCACGAATGGCGGTCCTGATCTTTTCTAAGTGCTCTGCATCGGATTCTATTGTCGCGGGAGGAATTGGGTCTTCTCCTTTTAACGCTCTAATAGCCCCTGCTCTTCGTTCCTGGTGTTCGTTAAGACTCGACCCCGCCCCCTCACGCTTCAACCGCTCTTTCTTCGCGCCTGAAATTGCATCCTCCCACAGGTCAATTGTCGCTAACCCTGCTTCAATCATCTGCCCGTCAGGACCCTTTGCCAGTGTTCCAGGTGTTAAAGTCTCTATCAAGGGCTTCGTAGATTTAATTATCTTTTTGTAAATTTTACACGCTCCTGAAAAAGCTTTTTTCCCAAGCGATTCCCCACTATCAGCACATTCACCAAATAGCTTTTTAATATTATCTATATGTTCAGTCTCCGTCTCACTCAGAGTACCAACATACTCTTTATCCTCATCGCGACATATATATTCCATTACCGCAGGTAATTTTGTGGACCCAATGTCCCCCATTGTGCTGGATTGAACTCTCTCTCCTTGCGCGGGAGAATGAACCTTAGGCTCCCTAGAAATAGCAAAAGCAGTTGCATTTTTACCACAATCAGCACCATATCCTTGCAAAGTTTCATTATCTATCTCTCTGATAAGGTTGTCATCAATATACTTATCTAAGTATGTATCGGGACCCGTGAACCCCTCGTCATCCTCTGATGGATACTTCCCGCACTCTTTCCTTAGAAAATCTGTTTGCTCATCATTCATTAACCCTTTAGCATACTCTCTAAGTTTTATCCTTTTTTCCTCTCCTACGCCTTCCTCTTTAACATCTCCCTCCACACAATAAATATCTAACAAGTCCTGTTTAGCCCCCAACACATTAGATGCCCCTAGTTGGCCCTGTCCCGCCCCTATTGTAAAATCAGGGGGCATACCCGTAGGCGCAATGCCTTCGGCAAAGTGTCTATTACCTATAATAACAGCGAGAATGGCTTTTAATCTATCAGCATTTACTGGATTACCGTTATCATCTGTTTTTATCTTCCCGTCATCACCAATACCCGCAGCCTTTTTAAGAAATGCTTCAGCATCTTCGGGCTTTGCTCCTTCGGCCACCAAACGCTCCATTAAAAAGTTATAAATTGCAACGGCCTGTATTTCCCCTTCTTGTGTAAGGATAGCAGAATCCATAGCTAAATAGCCAACAGCAAGAGACCTAAGAAGGGCATCAGCAGACCATAGCCCCGATTCCCAGTCTTCCAAAACCCCGTCACCAAATTCATCAAGACAACCCCAATCCTCCTTCTCCGCCGCACCCTCTATACAATCATCAAGTCTACGAGAATAAGTATCTAAATTTTCTACTGCTGTTCCTCGACGATCCTCTCCTGCCATGGTATAAACTGGACCCTCTTCATCAATAGATATTTCAGGTATCGCGATGGACTCACTCCCAATACCTCTTTCCGCCCTATCCGAGTCTATAGTTGTTCTAATTGCCAGTAAATGATCTCTCATCTTAGTTTGTATTAGAGATTCTGAGGCGGTACATGCACCTATTGCGGTGCCTCCGAATCTAATACATCCGTACTGATCAACGGAAATATCATATTTTTGTATTAGGTTGTTGATATCATGTGTATAGTCTCCATTAGCAGCCTTTTCTGGGTGATTTTGGATATCCATCCCTAATTTTAGGAACTCTGTAACTCCTTCCAGAGTCACAACTATGGTTCGCTCATCTATATCAGTAACTTCTGCCGTTAGCTCTGCCAGATCTCTCATTTTTTCAAGCTCTGTGTCTATATCCTGTTCTGATATTTTTCGATGCGCGCTATCAGCAGTTGCAAGTGCCCGTTGATTATCATCTTCCAAAGCCTTAGATAGTACTACCGCTGCACGCTCTGCGGCGGCAGGTCCAGGAGCCTCCAACACCTCTTGACCCCCTTCACCTTCACCACCTTCACCACCTTCACCACCTTCATCCTCCGTATTGCTGGTGGGCTTAGACTTCTTAGCTTCCGATGGAAACATTAGTCTCCAATACTTTTTGGCAAATCCCGATTGTCCTCTTTTTCCATACTTATCAACAACACCAGCCCACTGCACTTGACCCGTACTTCCCTTTTCATTATCGGTAGCCATAATGGAGCCCGTGTCAGACTTATATAACTTTATGTTTCCCTCAGGCCATGTGGCGGGTGCTTCGAACTTCGCCTCCCCAGCAGTACTTATAACTGCTCGGATCTTATCCTCTTCGGACATACCCTCTGCCTCTTCCTCACGCAAAGAGAGTTTAAACCTTCTCTGCCTAAGTAACTTATAATTATCTAATAAAGCGTAATAATAGTCCATGATATTCTTATTATAGAAAAAGCCCAGCCCAGAATAATCCAGGCTGGGCAGATACTATCTTTTTATTTTTCTCACCTATGTTTAACTATTTAGAACTCGAATCGCCGTGATCCATGAAGTCGTAACGGAATTCCACCTCAATAGTATGGAACTCATTAGTCCCATAATTAAATTCAGCAGTCTTCCATGATTTGGGGTATACCCCATACACAGTAGTCTCATACTTAGGCTTACCCTTAGGGTCCAAGTGTATAATAGTAGCCTTCGGTGCCTTAAAGTTACCTGCGGTCTGCATTGTACCATTCATAGGATCATAAATGGACGTATACCAATTCCAAAGAGTTTCTGATATTTTATTTTGATACTGATTATCGAAGGTCACTGTCAGAGCCTCAGGACTGGACTTTCCAGGATAGAAGACCTTATCATTAACCCTGTGTACTTCAATATCCTCAGAAGCAAATCCTATCTGCGTTACTTGCTTTGCAGCCAAGGTCAGGAATTTGGACTCTACCCCTGCGACAGTAGTAGGTATCTCGAAATGAATCTCGAATTGATAAGCTCTTACTGAATCAAGACCTTGAGAAATCAGAGGAAGTGTAACCCCATTCATTCCTCTTTTACTATCAACTATTCTTTCTGTTGTCATTTTTATTTACTCCTATAAACTTCCTAGTTGTGCTGATTGATTAGTTAGATTCAACTCGAAAACTACCATTTCTGCGGTCTTGGTTGGCTTAATTAAAACCTTAGTCCACATTTCGTTTCTGTCAACTCTAACAGGTGTATTAGTAGTCTCATCACAAACTACTCTGAACTCTGTAATGCCTCTTCTTCGAGAGATATCATCTAACATTGGGTTTAGAATACCCTCTACTCTTTCCCAAGTAAATTTATCATTAGGCTCAAATACTAATCTTTGAGTAGAGGCAAGAATCTGCTTCTTAATATAAATCATCATTCTACGAACATTGATTCTATCAAGTGCAGTGGGTTGTCTCTGCGTAGTACGTTGTCCGAAGATAGCGATACCATTCTGGGGGAAGTTAACGATGGGATTCAGGCAGTTACCACCTGAGTACATTGAGTCTCTATCCCCTTGGTTGAGGACAACTTCCACATCCGTAGGCTTGGTCAAGCGTCCACGAACAAAGCCAGCAGGTGCAAACCACGGGTCTGCCACAGCATCTGTAACACCTATCTGACGGGCTCCATAGATCTCAGGGGCAAGCCAACGGTCCTTCTTGTCAAAGACTTGGAAGACCTTAACCCAAGGCCAGTACAGCGAAGCGTAAGAGCTATTAATAGCTGCTGTCCTTGTTGTAGCAAAACCATTACTCCAGTCAATAGCATCTCCTGGTTTTCCCACCGCAAATGGTGGGGATAAGAGTGCAAGGAAATCTGTAGTTCTTTCTGCGACGGTAACTAATCCATTCTGGATAGTTTGGTTGTCTCCTACTCCAGGTCCTGGAGCTATAGCAAGGGAAATATTAAGAACTGGGTCGTCCAACGCTTCCATTCCTGTCTTACCGCCGTCCGCTTTAACTTGTCCAATAATAGCAGTTGCTGTCAAAGCAGGAGTGGTTGGGACTCCATTATTTCCCCCTGCAAGATTATAAGTACCTTGAACAAGTTTAACAAATCTTGGGTTAACGGTGGTGGTGGTGGCTATGGTGCCATTGGTCCCTGTAATAGTTCCACCCACTAAACTGGCTAGAGGCTTCTCAAAGGAAGTTAATGATGTAACTGCTACGGTATCATCATATGTACCAGTCGCAAAATTTGCAGTTATATAGTCTGATGTTCTGGCATCATAGCTATTACCAATATTTGTCTCTAAGAATGAAGAGGATAACATTCCTGATTTAAAGTTTTCAGCGACAACACCCAAGTTATTAACCTGTTCAATAGCGTTATCAGCCCCGTTAACATCAACCTCAAAGGATACTCCACTAGTAGTTCCGTCTGCCTTGGTCCCAGCGTTGTATCCTGCTCCAGGCCATATACTTTTAACAAGGTAGGAAACAGAACTTGTATTCATAATAGTCCCCGAAGCTACACCATCTGCTGTGGCGGTTCCCGATGCTCCTAGATAATCTAACGGTGAAATCCCCTGAACATCAAGCCAATCCCCCCCTGTTGAAGATAGAATTTGCATCTGGCAGTCTACTGTTGCTAAACTTCCTGCTGCGGCACCTACAAGGAAAGAAGAAGCATCACCCGTATTTCCGTCCGCAAAGGCTCCAAATCTATCAGCGTCTAAACTTCCTCCAATAACTTTCTTCAAAGCTTGAATAGTGGTTGCCCCCTCAGAAGCAGAGGCTGTGATTGTCCCAGACGGAATAGTATAAGTTTTAGCATCTACTATTTTTGATCTAGCATTATCGTATGTAGTAACAATAAATCTAATACCTGAAGTACCAAGGTCAGCACTTCCGATAGCGGACATTCCAATATCAGTTGGCCTATATTTAATGGGACCACTGTGCGTACCACTTACCTTAAATGCGGGACATGCTCCCAGTTGTACAGCAGCGGAAGCCTCTACAGCTACAGCGGTATCAGCGCAGCGAATAAAGCGCAGAGAGTTTGTAGATTCTAAAATCTCCAATGCACCTTCAAGAGCTTGACCCTTAAGGTCTTCTGAAGGCTCTCCAAAGGTGTCAATAAGACCCTGTTGTGAAGTAATTAACTCGGCTTTTCTCTGATTAAGTCCAGCAATTGGACCTCTCGAAGCGAACCCTACAATACCCACAACAGAAGAGTTTAGGGTTGGTGGGTAATCAGAGATATCTTTCTCTATAACATATACACCTGGACTTACGAAATTCGGCATTTTAAATAATCTCCTGTTATGCGTCTCTAATTGCTATTAGATTCCGTAATTG